TTCAGGTTCTCTCGTTGAACCAAAAACAAGTTTTTCGAGATGTTTTTCATAATCTTCTTCACTTAATTTAGGACTCTGATATTCCATCATTGGGGGAGCACCACCGCCTAATGGAGCACCGCCAACTGGTGGCATTCCACCTTCAATTCCACTACCTTCAGGTGCACCAAGTGCTGGCATTCCACCTTCATCGCCTTCGGGTGCGCCAACTGGTGGCATTCCACCTTCAGTTCCACCACTTATCGGCAATTCTTCAACTGGTTCTCCAAATCTTTTATCAATATCAGTAAATAATCCAGATTTCTTAATAGTAACTGGTGAATCTTGAAGTTCTTGCATAACGACCTTCTCCATTTTCTGTTGTTTTAAGTCCTCAACAATTTCTCTATCACTCATATTGAAAATCATGCGTTTAGCTGTTGTATGAGACATAGCTGCAATACCACCTTCACCACGAGTTAATTCAGTATATGTCTGTGCCTTATCACGCATCAATTCTGATTTTAATAATTCTTGTTGTGTTGAAGGGTTGGTAAGCGTTAGTTGAAAACTATTAAGGTCTTCACCACTATAACCCAATAAATAAAGATGAATCATTGCCATCTTATTTAATTCCTGAATCATTGCTTGTTGAATACGATTAATTTTCTTAGAAAATCTAATATCATACTGCGCCATGTTTTTTCCAGCACCAGCAGCATCTTGAAAACTTAAAAACGGTTTAGGAATACCTAATCCAATAAATAAATTATCTCTGAGATACTCGATATCTTGTATTTGATCAAGGTTCGAAGCTCCCGGGAGCGTTTCAATACCTGTTTCTGTGTTGGAATTCCTTACTGGAAGGAAATAATCTTCATCATTACCAAGAATATTAAATCTGTAATCAATTTGACCATCATTTGGTGCTACTGATGCGGTTTTTTTAAACTTAGTAGCAACTTTATATACATATTCCTCGATATCGTCTTCATCAATGTTTCCGACATCAATTTTGAAGACTTTCTTTTCGCCAGCACGAATAATACGATATGTTAACATCGCATCTTCTGCCATAACTAATTGACGAAATACTCTACGAACTTTATTTAAAACAGATGAACCATAAGGTAAGTACTTATCATCACTAAGTAATTCTAAAGTGAGCAATTTCAAATACGTTAAACTCATCACCAGTCATTCTTTCTTTGAATTTTACCAGTGGTTTACCATTTTGAATTCTTTCAAATCTTTCGATTTCATAATTTACTAATTGCTTAACATGTGTGATACCTGTCTTTCTTTCACCATACAATAAAACGAAGTTGTCACCATATTTAACAGTATTTCTCACCCAAAACGGTAAGTTAACGTTTACGTTTACAATATCGAAGAAGAATTCTTCAAGTAAATTCTTAATACGTTCTTTGGTACTGTAAATATTAAGCATCTTTCCATTTAAGCCAATGGTAGTTGCTTCTTCCATAAATAAATCCAGAGCACTACTAATAATTGGATAATATTCCATACCCTCATAATCAATATATGCTGGGAGTCTGGCTGCTTCATATTGTAATGCTTTTTGGAAACCCCTATCAGTTGTTCTGAAAAATTTACTTTGGAGTTCTCTTTTCTGTTCTAATTCCAGACCTTTTTTATGTATTTCTTCTGGACTGTTACCTTTAATAACAATCTTAGATTTTTCAGGTGTTTGTACGGGTGCTGTCCCTGATGAATCTTGAAAGCCAAAGCCATCAAGATTTAACATCTTATTTAGTTGTTGGTAAATTGTACCTTGATTCTCGTTTTCGCCAGCCATTTTTATAATTTTTTATAGTTTTTTATAAATACTCCTGAATTTTGGAAAAGTCAGTTAAACATAAATACATTCTATCTTTTGTTTTTATCTTTGAGACCATCAAATAACCATGAATTTGCTTGATATGGATTTAAATGAGAAGTATTTTTAATTGATATCATTGGTTTATTTTTCAAATCTCGTTTTTTCCCAATTTCACTGATATCGTTTACCGTTAATATTGCATTTAATATTTTTTCAGTTATACCCTTACTTTGTTTAAATTTTCCCATATCGAAATTCAAAACAAATAAACCAATTGCTAATCCCATAATACTGTCATCATGGAAAGTACGTTTATGGTCGGCAACACGATTTCCAGCCACAGTGACGAAGGTTTTCAATTCATTGAGTAATCTTATTGATCTAATTATCACGTCCTCTAAATGGATTGCACGTTGCATTTCAAGTAGAACCGATGGTCGATTATTGCCGATGAAGAAACCGGGGATTAAATCCACATTCATAATAGCACCATCAGTCATTACTTTTTGACCTTTTTTAATATATCCTTGTAATCTATCTCTACTTGGTTTATGACTTACTTCGGCATAGTGAACATTATCATAACCGACTTCAAGAAGTTTCTCAACTGTCTGTACACCATAACCACCAGTAATATCCACTACAGCATATGCGTTATTATAACGTTTACCATATTGATATGCTATTTCTGCAAGCATTTGTGGCGTTACTTTTCCATAATATTCTGCAACCTGTTCGACTTTGTGTCTTTTTATTTTAATTTTTTTCTCTTTTCCATTTTTCTTAACAACCTTTTCCTCAATGATTTCTGTAATTTTTAACATATTCATTGTGGAATTGTCCTCGCCATGCCCCGGTGAGGCATCCAATGCCATAATATATTCTTCACCAGCTTGAACGTCTTCAAAAATCCATACATTGTTGTCGAGATATTCTTGACGAATTGGGGTTCTGATTTCATTATCTTCAATGCGTTTAAGAAAATCTTCAGCAATAAAGTTATCACCAGAACCCAAGAATGAACAATTATGGTTTAAAAAACCATCAGCATAATATTCACAACCCTCACTATCGACAATATCATATAAATCACAATCATCTACAGGTTCTACAGATTTCACATAGAAATCACCATCAATTGTTGTTAAATACGCCACATTTGGAATTAATGATTTTGCATACATATTCTTATTACTGGCGATAAAAATATGGTCTTCACTAACAATAATTGATTTATCATTTTCTAGCGTTATTTTTAGTCCTTTCTTTTTACCTGATTTCTCTATACCTAGAAAGTCCACAAAATTCCCACTACTATTTAAAATTTCATACTCAGTATTTATTTGCATGATAAAAAATTTAGACACTTTTCAATTATGTGGTCAGATTTGTTGTTTCGATTATATTCGTCAGAATCAATAACTAAAATATCATAACCAATATCCTTTAATATTGAATATCTAATATTATCTTTAACATTATTGTGCCAATATTTTCCATTATACTCAATAATTTTCATTTTCTGTTTAAAATCAAACATCATTACAGTATTTTCGTGATTATATATAATGGGGATTTGCATAACAAACTCTTGATTTAAATCATGAAAATAAACACCTTCTTTATCTTCAAGTTGTTCATATATATCCCAAAACAACTCTTGAGATATTTTACTATATTTATTAGCTTTTAGTTCTGATAGTTTTTCCATTTTATCTGAAACATAGTTCGAATATTTAACATTACCCAAATCAACACCAACTTTTCTAATGAACCATTCAAGACTATTAGTTTTATTGGTTTTCACAGAATCTAGTCGTGCATTAAAATATGACTCCCACTCATTACCATATTTTTTCTGAAACCACGATTTTGAGGGGTATTTAGGTTCACACTTACTACAAATAATTATTAGTTCATTATCACTGAATTTCCAAAATTTCAATCGTTTATGTTTTTCACAATAAATGTTAACGTTTTTGACTAGTATATATAGTCTCATTGAAAATTTATTTAGGTTCTTATTTAAACCATCCATTTCTGAAGTATGTTTATAAAGACTTAAATATAATTTTTTATCATCTTTTAATAATTTTCTATTTCCCGATTTCCCAAAATATTTAATGTAATCATGTTCTAATAGTTGAATTGTTTCATCTTTAGAATAAAAATCATTAATATTGGATAAATCATGTTTATATGAATCCCATTGTATTTGCGCTGCGTTTAAATTGGCGACCTTGAATCGTTTTTTTTGTGGGTCGTATATCATCACTTCACCACCATTTTTTATTTTATTAATGTCACCCCCATACTCCTTTAAATATAATAATTTTGCAACCAATTTTTTATTATTGGAATATTTTTGCATTTCCTTGGTCTCAAAATTAATTGACTCCAATAAGTTAGGGTATTCTTTATTAAACATTGATGTCCCACCTTTGATTGAATATTTAAAAATATTATCAATGTTCGTAATCATATTAATTAAATCAAATTTATTCATGTTTTTAACATAAATACTCACAAGAATTATTTTGTTCTTTAAATCTCAAATATAACTCTTCAATAGTAATATCTTCAACAATACCAGTTATTTTATTTCTTATTTTAATTACAGCATCAAAATTTACACAAAGCAATTCCTGTGCAATTTTACGCATATCACCGTTGGCGTTCTTCACCTGATGTTCAAACCAAGAGGATGTTGCAACCCAACCGTCATCCTGCATTTGAATTCGTCTTTCTTTCGACCAGTGTTCATCAGGTAATCTTATTTCATTCGTCTTCCCTTTGTTTTTTAACCATTCTAAATCATGTTCGCCTTCAACTTTAGTTGGGTCAAATCCATATTCTTCTTTATATATAGTATATCTTGGGTCATTAAACCACCAAAGTTCTACGGCTTTGAAATTGTTACTACTTAAACCAGTTTCCTCATCGATTTCACGTGCACCCATAAAGGTCTTATAGAAGACAGCATCGAGTCCAGAAGGTGTACTAACCATAATTCCAGCACCACCAGTTTGAAGTGTTGGTTGTGCTGATGTCCAGAATTTATCACCTTTTTCTGCCCATGCAGTTTCATCCCAGAACAACAATGTTGGTGTCATACCACGTAAAGATTTAGATGCGAACGCACCTAACTTAGAATCGTTGTCATAAATTTTTAATTTCTGAGTATCCTTTAAATTTTTTTCAGTATTTCTACCTGTTTTCGGTTTAAGCCAGATAGGACAGTTATCAATAAATTCCACAACGTCACTCATTAACTCATCCCTTGCAGTTTCCAGTTTATCGGCAACAATAGCAACGGCTCTGTTTCTATTAAACATTACATACCATGCAATATATGCACAGGTTGTTGTACTGATTCCAGCTTGACGATATTTGTTAGCAACAACAAATCGATTACTTAAATAGGCTTCAATTAAATCTTTTTGGAATGAAAATAGTTTAAACGGTACTATTAGACCTGCACTACCTTGAGTCTGGTCAAAAATAGTTAAATAGGTTTCAATAAAATATATTGGGTTTGCAACACACTTAACGATTTCATTTTCTTGTTCTATGATAGATAATTCACTGGCTTTTTTTGAGACTCCATCTGATGTAATAATTTCAGGTTCAATTTTTCCTGATTTCCTTAACTTCTTTGCCAATTTTCTGACTTCTTCTTTTTCCCTTTCCTTTGAAGGATCATTAAGAATTATCGGTTGGTGTTCAGGAAATAAAGAATCATCTGGTTTTAAATCTGGATTTATTTTAAGAGTCATTTATAATATTTTATAAATAAATACTTAAATTCTATAAAATTAGTTTTAATTAATATCTATTGATGATGTTTCAACAAATTCATTATCTTTTAAAATAATTTTTCTGGCATTTAGTAAATTTTTTACCCTTTTCAATGTCATACCGTAATGAAACACTAATAATGGGAGATTATCGTTATTCGATTCGAACATTTTACTATAATCACTAAAATTATTATTTTCCATTTCGGTTTCATACGCTAAAGCATGTATGGTATGATAACCATGCATATATTCTCTATCAACAGCTTCATGTAAACAAAATAAATCAAATGAGGATGTTTTTAAATTAAATATAGCATTAATATAATTTTCTGTTGGAGGTATTGCATTATCGCATGCTGGACTTAAATCCCAACACCAGTCTTCAACTAAAATATTTGAGGGGT